TCATCTGTTGCAGACATTCAACTTCAACACCACGCCGTCATTGGCTGTGATGATGTTGGGTTCTACGATGGAGATGATTCGAGAAGAACTAAGCGGTGTTGCAGCACAACGACTACTTAACTAAACATATGACAAAACCTTTCGACAAAATACTCGTCGTCGATTTCGAAACGCGATGGTCAAGTAAAGAATACACGCTATCGAAGTTGACGACCGAGGAGTACATACGTGACCCGCGCTTCAAGGCGTTCGGCATGTGCATCAAAGAATATGGGGACGAGTTACCAGCAACGTGGGTGCGTGGTGACAAGATACAGGAGTGGGTTGACAGCATCGACTGGTCTAAGACTGCCGTGCTTGCGCACAACGCGCAGTTCGATGTTGCCATTCTCTCTTGGGTGTACGGTGCGCGACCGGTCTTCATATTCGATTCGCTATCAATGGCGCGTGCGCTGCGTGGGGTAGAGGCAGGTAATAGTCTTGCCAAACTTGCAGAGGAGTTCGAGCTACCGCCTAAAGGTCGTGCCGTGCACAGCACCGATGGGTTGTCGGACATCAGCTTCGAGGTTGAGCAAGAGCTTGCTGACTACTGCCGCCACGATACATTCTTGTGTGAAGAAGTTTTCAAACGTCTGTCTGTTGACTTCCCACAGAAAGAGCTTCGACTAATTGACCTGACGTTGAAGATGTTTACCAACCCCGTGCTGGAGCTAGACCCAGACATGTTGCGGGAGGCTATCGATGAGGAGCGTGAAGAACGTGAAGAGCTTTTGGTACGGCTTGGGGTGGGCGATGCGACGCTGGCGAGTAACCAGCAATTCGCGGATTTGTTGGCTACGTTGGGATGTGAAGTTCCATACAAGACGAGTAAAACTACGGGCAAGCAGACTTTGGCGCTTGCTAAAAACGACGCGCTCTTCCAAGCCCTCCTCTACAGTGAGCGTAAAGAAATTTCACTCCTATGCGAAGCTAGACTCAAGGTCAAGTCCACCCTTGAAAGAACGAGAGCGCAACGTTTCTACGACATCTCGCAACGTGGAACGCTCCCGGTTCCCCTGAACTACTACGGCGCACACACGGGGCGGTGGACTGCATCCAAGGGCAGCGGCATCAACATGCAGAACCTAAAGCGTGGAAGCTTCTTGCGCAAGGCGATCATGGCACCGGAGGGCTACTCGCTGGTGGTGTGTGACCTCTCGCAGATCGAACCGCGTGTGCTGGCATGGCTGGCTGGGTACGATGACATGCTGGACATCTTCCGCTCGGGTAAGGATGCCTACTCTATGTTCGGTGCGCAGATGTTCAACATACCGGGCATGACCAAGGAGAGCCACCCTGACCTGCGACAGAGCGCCAAGTCCGCCATGCTGGGCGCGGGGTACAACCTCGGCTGGACAAGTTTCGCTGCGCAGTTGTTGACCGGCTTCCTCGGTGCGCCGCCCATGCGTTACGACAAACGTATTGCCAAGATGTTGGGGGTGACACCGGAGAAGGTGCAGCGGTTCCTTGAGTGGGATGTGAACCTTGAGAAGATGGCAACTATCCCGCACACCTGTACGCAGGAGGAGCTAGTCGTGCATTGCTTGGCGGCGAAGGAGATCATCGACAAATACCGTGCTGCAGCGCAACCTGTGGTGGACTACTGGGCGATGTGCCAAGACCTGATCTTGCGTTCGTTGCATGAAGGACATGAATACACCCACAAGTGCGTCACATTCAGGAAGGGTGAGGTGGTCTTGCCAAGCGGTCTATCTTTGCGGTATCCTGAGTTGAAAGGTTCTGCCGATGCCAAGGGGCGCATCCAGTGGGTGTACGGCGAGAGCTTCAAGAAGATGTATGGTGGGAAGCTGACTGAAAACATTGTTCAGGCGGTTGCTCGCTGCGTGATGACTGACGGCATGCTGCGGATACAAAAACGTTATCCGTGCGTATTGACCGTGCACGATGAAGTCGTAGTACTTGTTCCTGAAACTGAGGTTTCGGAGGGAGAGGCATGGGTCTACGACCAGATGGTGAAGGAACCGGCGTACCTGCCGGGTATACCGCTCAAGGCGGAGAGTGGCAGTAACCGTCGCTACGGTGACGCAAAACAATAAGGAGGAATGTATGAGGTATTGGATACCAACTGAGATGCAGATTGGTAATAAAAAGTATGTGGTACAGCAGCACGAGAAGTTAGGTAACGGGTACGACAAAGGTGTAGTAGATGTAAAAGCCAAGCGTATTGAGCTAGGCAAAAAAGATGTAGCAGGCAGTAAGTTTTCAGCAGAAGAGCGTTATGAAACCTTGTTTCATGAGATGACGCACGCCATTCTGTATGAGATGAACCACCCGCTGTGGCGCGACGAGAAGTTTGTGAAACGTTTTGCCAAGCACTTAACGGATGCAATCTGCACCGCACGATAGGAGAAGTAATGTTGACAGAAGCAATTAACTACAAGGCGGTATGGGCATGGATAAACGCGGTCTGGGCGAAGTCGTTAGTGGCGGTGGTGTTGTTCGTCATCGGGTTGTGGATAGGCAGCGTAACCACGGAAGGCCGCATCGTATCCGACTGCAAGTTCGCTGGGTCGTTTCGCGTGGACATACAAGCATTCACATGTCAGCGGAGGATTTGATGGACAGCGATGACATAGTGCATATGGCACGGGAGGCGGGGTTTGCCATTCAAGGCGATATGTACGGCGAGGATGACGAAATAGCGAGAGTCAAACGCTTTGCCAACCTAGTCGCAGCAGCCGAGCGTGAAGCCTGCGCCAAGTTACTCGACGAGATGGCAGCGGCAGATAGATTGTCGAACTATTACCAAGTAGCAGCACTTGCTATCCGCGAAAGGGGTGCGCCATGATCACACTAACCCGCGAGGAAGCGCAGCGAGTACTGGATGCGTTGGAAAAAATAAGTATGGGCGGTCATCCTGACTGGGCTAACGATGTAACACCAATTCTCCGCGCCCGACTAGCGCAGCCTGAACCGGATTACGAGGCTGAGTTTATAAAAGATTGGAACGAAGGCAAAGTAAAGCGTGTAAGTGATGGGAAAAGAATGGTTCCAGAGCGCGAATGGCAGGGGCTGACGGATGAGGAAGTTAAAGAAATCTATACAGCCACAGAAATAAAAGTTGATGAGAATTGGCGAACTGGTGACAGGAGCATGATGTTTCCGACCACATTATACAAAGCCATCGAAGCCAAGCTAAAGGAAAAGAACACATGAGTTATATCGTGGCATCACTGCCGCCAATTAAGTGTTTCGTAAGGCGGGAGTTCCTGTACAACTTTACGAAGGGGCATGGCGAACTGGAGCCAGCGATCTGGGTAAGCATCAAGGCACTGCGTGGTCAGGTGTTCCGTATTGAGTCGCTGCTGCCTAACTACGGGGCTTTGTACGACAAGCTACCAATCCACGCCTATGTTTGGTCAGAGGATCATGGTGACCTGCCTATTGATACCTTGCAGCTATGGGATTGCATGGGCTACCGCTTTACCGTGGTGGAGAAGATCGGCTTACGCAATCTGGGCGTCAAGTTCTTGGGTAAAGACAAGGAGTGGCATTTCGGGCGGTACATGTTTACGGTGGATTTCTGTGCCGATGGCATGGAGGTAGACACTGGATTCACCGAACAAGCCGAGGAGCACAAATCGTTTAACTTTATTCAGCTAGACAACGGGCAGTTTGCTACGCAACCTAACAATCGATGCCTTTGGTATGACCAGAGCCTGATCCCTGCTGAAACAAAGTTCCCTGACTTTCAGGCGGCGCAGAAGTTTTGGACGGTGGACGGAACTCGCAAGTGGTCAGCGGGGGATGATTGGTTTTACAGCATTGAGGAAAACATATGACTTGCCCAGACTGCGAACGATACAAACTGAGCGCACAGATGTGGCGCAACGAAGCATACAAACACGCTGGCATAGACTTGCCGTGGAAACCAGAGGAACTGCTGAAGCAAGAGTACGAGCGTGGGTTTGCTGCTGGTTTGCGTTTTGCAAATGAAGTTAAGGACACTGACAAATGAACCTACGCTGGTCGCACTCCGCGCTGAAAGATTTCGAAGGCTGTGCTCGTCGGTACCATGAAGTCAAGGTGCTGAAGAAGTACCCGTTCCCTGACACTGAGCAAACACGCTACGGTAAAGATTTTCACACCGCTGCCGAGCTATACGTGCGGGACGACACACCGCTGCCTGCTCACTTCACGTTTGCCAAGGACGTACTGGATGCGTTGAAGGTTAAGCCGGGACGCAAGCTGTGCGAGTACGAGATGGCGCTGCGTGAAGACTTGTCACCGTGCAAGTGGGATGCCGAGGATGCGTGGGTGCGTGGTATTGCCGACCTGCTGATTATCAACGACGAGAACTTAACGGCGCACATATTGGATTACAAGACGGGGAACAACAAGTACCCAGACCGTGATCAGCTTGTGCTGATGTCACTGATGGTGTTCGCGCACTTCCCGCACATTCGTCAGGTCAAGTCGGCGCTGCTGTTTGTAGTGAAGAACGACATGGTCAAGCAGAGCATGTCGCGTGAGGAAGCTGATGCTCACTGGTGGAAATATCGGGAGCGCATCGCAAGGCTGGCTGCATGCCATGCCAACGACGTATGGAATCCAACACAGACACCGTTGTGTGGCTGGTGCGTAGTGAAAGATTGTGAGTTCAACCCGAAACATTAGGAGATCGTCATGACCCAAGTAAACGGCAAGCGTGACTACAAGCACGCATACAAGCTACAGAAACAAAACGGTGAAACCAAAGATCAACTCGAACGCCAGAAGGCACGGAGAAAGTATGACCAAGATGGAATTGACAGAAGCGGAAAGGACATTGATCACGTTAAGCCCATCCGTGCAGGAGGCAAGACCACAGTGGGCAATCTCCGGCTCCGTAACAAGCGTGTCAACCAGCGTGATAACGGGAAGTAACTTAGACCGCAATCAAATCCCACCGTCTGTTCTCCGTGACTTGTGGATAAACAGATTCGGTGTCGGATGGGTAGACACTAAAGATGTACCGATGGATTACATGCCTGTGCAACAGCAGCTATGGTTCGCAGGACAAATTCAAAAGCTGTATCGTCCAGATGTAGGACGCGAAGTGTGGAGAATCTTTGATGCAGATAATTGATAACAAGGCACTCGTGCTACGTACACGTACGCCGGAGAAATATAAGATCATTCCGAAGAGCAAAATACTTAACGCATATCCGAACGGTGTGCATGAGATAGCAGTTCACTGGGGATTAGATGAGGCGCGTGTACTTAAAAACCTCGGGGTTAAGAACGTCCCTTCGCCGATCACTCGTCGTTACTCGTGGCCCGGTCGGTTTACTCCGATGGCGCACCAGATGGAAACGGCTGCGTTTCTTACCATGCACCGCAAGGCGTTTGTTTTCTCGGAACCGGGGACGGGTAAGACCCTCTCGGCTCTCTGGGCTGCGGACTATCTCATGGAGCGCGGCGAGATAAGGCGTTGTTTGATTCTCTGCCCGTTGTCGATTATGCAGAGCGCATGGATGCAAGACTTGAACAACAGCATCCTGCATCGCAGTGCTGTCATCGCCCACCACGCGCAAGCCTCGCGCCGTATAGAAATGGTGCAGGGTGACTACGAGTTCGTCATCATGAACTATGACGGGTTGAACCTGACGGCAGACGAGATAGCCAACGACGGACGGTTCGATCTGATCATCGTTGACGAAGCAAACGCATACAAGAACGTATCAACAAAACGTTGGAAGGCGCTGAACCGTCTGATCAAACCTACCACGCTGCTCTGGATGATGACGGGTACGCCTGCCTCGCAGTCGCCGCTGGATGCGTACGGCCTTGCCAAGCTGGTGAACTCTGATGCGGTGCCGAGGTTCTATACAGCATGGCGCGACAAGGTGATGAACAAGGTGTCGCAGTTCCGGTGGCTGGCTAAGTCAGACGCACCAGAGAAAGTATTCGACGCACTTCAACCAGCAATACGTTTTACCAAAGAGCAGTGCCTTGATCTGCCGCCGGTCGTGACCATTACCCGTGAGGTACCACTGACCCCACAGCAAGCCAAGTACTACATGCTGCTGAAGGAACGCATGGTGCTGCAAGCAGCAGGCGAGACAATCACGGCGGTCAACGCAGCGGCATCCGTCAACAAGTTGCTACAGATCAGCGCGGGGGCTTCCTACACGGACATGCAGGAGGTAGTGGAGTTCGATTGTGCGCCGCGCTTGAGCGTGCTGATGGAGGTGCTGGAGGAGACCGAGCGCAAGGTGTTGATATTCGCGCCGTTCCGCCACAGTATTGACACGATCACAACTTTCCTAAAGAAAAACAACGTTGATTGCGAGGAGATACACGGGGACATTACGGCTACGAAACGAGCAGCAATATTCAAACGTTTCCAGACGGAAGATTCCCCTCGGGTACTTGTCATTCAACCACAGTCGGCATCGCATGGCGTGACGCTAACGGCAGCGGACACCGTTGTGTTCTGGGGGCCTGTGATGAGTGTGGAGACTTACATGCAATGCTGCGCCCGCACAGACCGTGTCGGGCAGACCTCGGATAAAGTTACCGTGATACACATTCAGGGTAGTCCGATTGAAAAGAAAATGTTTACACAATTAGCAAGCCGCGTAGAAGACCACGCCTTGCTGATCAAATTATATGAAGAGGAGGTTGCCAACGACAAAAAGCGGAAGTAAAATGTTTGACACAGCAGTACACAACAAAGGAGAAGTAAATGAACGAGCAAATACCACTGGCTCGTCTTGCGCGGATGTACTTAAAAATGCGGACTCGCATACAAGAGTTGACGCAAGAATACGAGACACAGATCGAAGAAATAAAAGCGCAGCAACACGAAGTGAAGATGGCGATGAAGGAACAGATGCTATCTAACGGACAGAAGTCTGCACGTACTGATAACGGCACCGTGATACTTGCCACCAAGACGCGGTACTACACGCAGGACTGGTCGAGCTTCAAAGACTTCATCCTCGAACACGACGCTGTTGACTTGTTGGAGAAACGTATAGCGCAGTCCAACATGGCGCAGTTTCTAGAACAGAACCCCGGTCTCGTACCGCCGGGATTGAACTCTGATACGGAGTATGACGTAACGGTACGCAGACCATCTAAATAAGGAAACCTAGTATGAACAGCATCGTTGAATTCAACGCATCACAAGTCCCGTCGTTTGTAAAGAAAGGCGAGGTATCGACAATCGCCAAGGCACTGATGGGCAGCGCAGGTGGTGGCGGTAAGCGCATCTCCATCAAGGGTGGTGTGTTCCGTCTGATCTCTGACGGTAAAGAAGTTGCGTCAATCGAAGATCGTCACCTCGACGTGGTAGTTGTTAACGCAGCGCCGAAGGTCAGCCGCATCTTCTATCTCGGCAAGTACGACGAGCAAAACCCCGCAGGTCCAGATTGCTGGTCAGCCAACGGCGAGACACCAGACCCGAAGGCAGAGAACAAGCAAGCGTCAGCATGCGCTGACTGCCCACAGAATATCTCTGGCTCTGGCGAAGGCACTTCCCGTGCATGCCGTTACCAGCAGCGTCTTGCTGTTGCGTTGGCTAATGATATACACGGCGATGTCATGCAGTTGACCTTGCCAGCGCAGTCGATCTTCGGTAAGGAAGAAGGCGACAACCGCCCACTGCAAGCCTATGCTCGGTTCCTCGCCGCGCAGAATGCCAGCCCTGATCAGGTTATCACCCGCCTGAAGTTCGACACCAAGGCTGCAGTGCCGAAGCTGTTCTTCAAAGCGATGCGCTGGTTGACCGAAGACGAGTACGAGACTGTACAGACTCAAGGCGCAACGACCGCTGCGGTTAATGCAATCACTATGACTGTTGCACAGGTGGACAAAGTTGAAAAACCTGCACCCGCTGAAGCTATTGCTGGCGCTCCTCCG